ATGGCGCTCCCTACGGAAGCGCACCATCCGAACAATATCAACCGTTTAGCAAGGTGTTTGGGGAAATCGCCCCCCATTGATTTGCAAGGGCTTTCTGGCGCGGCCCCCAAACAGGATCCGCCCGAAAGAGAACGCCCCGCAGCGCTGGCAGGCGCGAACGGGGCGAAGAAGAACGGCTCATACGAAAAAGCTACGACGACCGAATATCGCACCACCGACCCCGACGCCGCAAGCAGGGTGCGGGTTGAAAATAAACCCGCACTCGTGGCGCCACGCATCATCGCTGAGCATTGGGGCCTCGATGCGGAGGGCGGCCCGTGAGCAAGCCCAGCAAGGGGCGCGGCGTCGACGTCAAGGGCAAGAGCAAGAAAGACGCGCACCACGTCCGCCACTACAGCTTCGAGCTGCAGTCGCTCGCCTATCGTTCGCTGTGCGTCGGCGCCCGTGCGCTGCTGACCGAGATCAAGGACCTGTTCAACGGCTCGAACAACGGCGAGCTGTTCTTGTCCGTCCGGGATGCAGCCGACAAGCTCAACGTCGGCAAGTCGGCCGCGTCAGATTGGTTCGCCGACCTGGTGGACCGAGGCTTCATCCGACCGAAGGTCGAGGCCGGCTTCAGCTGGAAGACGGCTGCCAGGGCGCGCAAGGCGACCTGCTGGATACTGACCGAGTACGCCACTGGGGGCGCCGCACCCACTCGCGACTTCCAGCACTGGCGCCCAACCGAGCTGTCAGAGCGTGTGCCGGAAAAGATTCGACGGTCCGCTAATGGGTACAGTCTGTACCCAATACCGGACAGTCTGTACCCAATACCGGACAGCACCCCGCCAACTGTACCCAATAGCGGACAGATTCGGCCGATTCAGCCCTCTGAGGCGCCCGAACTGTCCGCTATTGGGTACACAGTTAATCACCAGGTAGGCGAAGCTCAGCTTGGCAGTGAGCCTGAGGCTGCTGAGGGGCTGCGCTCGGTCGGGACGATACTGCGGTCTCTCGACATCCCTGCTGTCGTGCGCGCGGGCGGGCGCCAGCCAACGCCCAGCCTCGTGCGCGCGGCGACCCGAAAGACCAAGCCCAGTCAGGGGTGCAAGCCCCATTGAGAGAATCGAAATTGCAATTCGGTCGCAATGGTGCGGTGCGGCGTCGAGGGCATGGGTCCCTGTGCACCGCAGCCGGCGAGTAGTTCGACCCATCTGTGCTGCCTTGGCCGTGGAGTTTTTTTTGCCTGAAATCGTGAGCGACCTGGTGAGCAAGTCGTCGGCGGCAGCGGCGCTGGGCGTGTCGCCGGCGCGCGTCACGCAGCTGATTGCCGAGGGCCTGCCGGTCGAGCCGCGCGGCCGCATATCCCTGGCCAAGGCGAAGGCCTGGTGCGCCGACAATCTCGACGGCGGGCGAGCCCGGGCCGGCGGTGGCGGCAAAACCGGTGCCGCCACGAGGGTGCGTATTGAGCTGGACCGCGTCCGCGTCGAGCGTGCCCGGCTTGAATTGGAGAAGGCGCGCGGCGCCCTGGTCGACCGGAAGGCCGCAGAAGCCGCCATCTTCGCCCGCGCCAGGGCCGAGCGCGATGCCCATCTCGCGTGGGTGGTTCGTGTAGCCCCTACGGTGGCCGTGCAGCTCGGTGTCGACGGGGCGGAGCTGCAGCGCCTGCTCGAGCTGGAGATGCGGCAGCACCTCGAGGAGCTGGCCTGCCGCGCGCTGGCGGAGCTGACATGACGGAGCAAGCCGCTAGCATCGGGCTAGCATCGGCTAGCGTCGCCGACTGGGCCGACACGATCTGGCGCCGGGGCTTGATGCCGGATCCGGCATTGACGGTGAGCGAGTGGGCCGACACGCACCGGGAGTTGCCGCCGTCCAGTGCCGAGCCTGGCCGCTGGCGCACCAGCCGGTTGCCGTTCCTGAAGGAGCCCATGGACTGCCTGTCGCCGTCCTGCCCCATCGAGCGCGTGGTCGTCATGAAAGCCGCTCAGGTCGGCGGTACCGAATGCGCGCTGAACTTCGTTGGCTACGCCATCCACCATGTGCCGGCCAACATCATGCTGGTGATGCCGTCGACGGAGATGGTTCGCCGCAACACGCCGACGCGCATTGATCCCCTGATCGAGCACACGCCCGTGCTGCGCGACCTCGTCGTGCCATTCCGCTCCCGCGACGGCGGAAACAGCATGACCCGCAAGGCCTTCGTCGGCGGCGAGTTGCTCATGGTCGGTGCCAACTCTCCGCTTGGTCTGCGCAGCCTGCCGGCGCGATTCATCCTGCTCGACGAGATCGATGCCTATCCGGCCGACGCCGAGGGCGAGGGCGACCCGGTGGCGCTGGCCGAGCGTGCCGCGATCACCTACCGCGGGCGCCGCAAGATCCTGATGGTGAGCACGCCGACCGTCGCCAGCTTCTCGCGCATCGAGAAGGCCTACGACGAATCGGACCAGCGGAAGTGGTTCGTGCCCTGCATGGAATGCGGCGAGCACCAGGTGCTGGACTGGATCAACGTGCAATGGCCCGAAGGCCGGCGCGACCTCGCGCACCTGGTCTGCGTCCATTGTGGCTGCATCATCGACGACGCCAAGCGGCTGGCGATGGTGGCTCGCGGCGAGTGGCGAGCGACAGCACCGGGCGATCGGAAGGCGGCGGGCTTCCATATTGGCGGCCTGCTATCTCCGTTCCACACCATGCCGGAGCTCGCGATCGAGCACGGCCAGGTGCATGGCGACCCGCCTCGCCACAAGGCCTTCCGCAACATCAAACTGGGCGAGCTATGGCACGACGAAGCGGCGACCCCGCCCGACGCGCTGGGCTTGTTCGAACGGCTCGAAGACTGGGGAACCGATTTGCCGGCCGGCGTGGTGTTGCTGACCGCTGGCGTCGACACGCAAGACGATCGGCTCGAATACGAAATCGTTGGATGGGGCCGTGACGAGGAAAGCTGGTCGATCGAGCACCGCGTGATCTGGGGCGACCCCGCCGGGCCCGAGGTCTGGAAGGCGCTCGACCATGACCTGAGGCGATCGTTTCAGCACGCCCGGGACGTGGCCAACATGCCGATCCGCGCCGTCTGCGTGGACAGCGGCGGGCATCACACCGCGAGCGTCTATCGCTTCGCTGCCGAGCGAACGGCCCGCCGTGTGTGGGCGATCAAGGGCCGCGGTGGCGCCGGTGTCCCGGTGTGGCCGCGCCGGCCGTCGCGAAAGCGTGGCCAGATCACGATGTACCTGGTCGGCGTCGACGCGGCGAAAGAAGCGCTGTACGCGCGGCTGAAGCGGACCGAGGTCGGCCCCGGCTATTGCCATTTCCCGGCCGGTCGAGACGCCGAGTATTTCCAGCAACTGACGTCCGAATCGCTGGCGACGCGCTACGTCAAGGGCCGCCCCGTGCGCGAATGGCGCAAGCCACCGGGCGATCGCAACGAAGCCCTGGATGTCCGCGTCTATGCGGCCGCGGCGCTGCAAGGCCTGATTGCCTTGGGGGTTCGCCTCAACGCGGAAGCCGAGGCGCTGGAGGCTGTGCCCTTGCGTCACATGCCGGCGGGGCCTGCGACGTCGGCGGCGTCGCGGACCATGCCGACCGTCATCCGGTCGAAGTGGTTGGGGCGATAAGGTTAGTCGTCGGCGAGAAAGACGGCAGCCACGGTCACACCCTTGTTCACGATTCTCTGAAACGGTTCGAGGCCGTCGGCCAGGAACTCGTTGAACTCCATGAATTGCACATCGTCTCCGACTTGCTTGATGCGATAGATCGTCAAGCCGCCGGCGACCTCAAGTTCGTCGGCGTCGTCACATCCGTTCAGCATGCGTCGGAGATCGCCGACGGTAAAGGGTTGCTTCGCAGGCATGTTTTTTCTCTCCAAGCTGATTCGCGCCACTCGGCACCGGCGGATCTTGACACCGAAGTGTTGTGGGCAACCACCACACGCAAGCGTCCCACCCCATGGTTGGGGTGGCGCTTGTGACGATTATGCGGCAGGATGCGAGGCGGAGCTTGGAAAACTCCCGCTACAGGCCTTTGCCGGGCCTTTGGCATCCTGAGCGATGGCGAGGCGGTCCTTGCCGGGACCAACACGTCATCGAAAAGAGAACGCGTCCACTAGCCGTGGGCCGCGACCGGCGCACTATGCCGGGAGTGCCACGGCTATACAATAGCCCCTCGGGGTGAAGGTCGTGGCGCGGGTCTCAGGCCTGTTTTCCAGCTCCCGGTGCCAGCGCTGTTCGCTGGCGCCCGGCCCTGGAAAGGCCGGTATTCCTGAGACCGATCATGAAAAACTGCATCCCCATCAGCATCGGCCCGCCGCCCAGCGTCGAGCCCGACGACACGCGCACTTTGGTCGAGGTCGACCATCGGCGAGGGTCCATCGGCATTCACGCTGCGACCGACCCGGCGCACCCCACACGAGTGTCGACCAGCTTGTGGCTCCCGCCGGAGATGGCGGAGGTCTTGGCCAACGAGTTGCTGCGCGCCGTCGAGGCGTGGCGCAACCACGAGACGGTCATCGCCTGGACGGCGGTGAAGCGGCCAGGCGGCGGTAACGGTGGGGGCGTGCAATGAGCGCCCGGTGGACCCCGGCGCGTATCCGCAAGGCGACGCCGTTTCCGAAGCCGCAAGGCGCCATCGCGGCGGCGATGGGCGACGTGGCGGATTCCGCCACGTCTCTCGGCCTGCAGCTCAAGCTGCTCCGGCACATCGCGGCACATGGCGACCTGATCGACCAACCGGTGGTCGAGCCCGGCAGCATCTTCGAGTCGCCGGTGAAGATGCGAGGGCAGTGGTTGCTCGTGCCGCTGTCGCTCGACATGCTCGACGCCCTGGCCGAGTTCGAGGCGCATCTCGCCGACCTCGAGTCCGACCTCGACGACTACGAGCCCGACGTCGATCGGGAGCAAGATGACGCCGACGCCGAACCGAACTTGGGCCAGCCGGAAGGACGCCTCGGCCTATGGGCAGATCACGGCGCCATGGATCGAGAAGAAGACCACCTCGAAGACGAGATAGAGACCGACGGTCACGACCTGCCCTACGAGCGTGCCCGCGGGCTGAAGCTGCTATGATGACGCCCGCTCAAGCCGACCAGATCGACCGCACCCGCGAGGTCCTGTCGCCCGACGAGCGCGATTTGCGCCGGACGATCTCCGCCTTGTCTGGTGTCTTCGCGACCCTGAACTGGATCGAAGCCGGCGTGATCGACGATTGCGTCGAGGCGAGCGACCAGCGCAACGCCCGCGCCTGTCTGGTGCTGGCCGGCGAACTGCTCTGCAACGAGCTGATCGACCGCATGTGACAACCGGGTTGGCACGCAAAACCCAGTTAGGCGGGTTAGATGGCCAACCCGCCTAAATGCCCGGATGTCGGGGGGGACGTGGGGAATTTCCCCACCAGAACCTGAAGGCCGAGATGTGGGACTTTCCCACATCTCTCTTGCCGACCGCGGATGGCTGGCATATTGTGGGAAGGTCTCCCAATTCGAGATTGGTCGCACTTGCTCTATTCCAGCCTCCCCGCGATGTACTTGGCCGGCGTGTCGACCGACAACGTTCGGGATTGGCGCCGCCGTGATCTCATCAATGGGATAGGTGTCAGCAATCCCGACAGCCTTACGGGGCGCGGTCACTGGCGATATTCGCTCGGTGACCTCGTCTCGTTGGCCGTCGTCGGCTGGTTCGCGCGTCGTGGCAACGACCTGACGGACGCCGCTGCAATCTCGGTATGGCTTCGGCCGCCATTGGTCGCGTTCGCACGATCGCCTGAAAACCGAAGCCGCGCCGACAATGACTTGGTGAAGCGCCGTTGGTGGGCTTTCTTCCGTTTTCCGGGCAGGCCGCCGATGGGATTTCATACCGTTGTCGAGGGCTCGGAGAGGAAGGCACCGCTTTACGTCTTCGCCTACGAGTCCTTGCTCGATCTTGAGTCAAAGCGCTACGCCGCCGAATACACGTTGATCGACGCAGAGGCATTGGCCGGCGAACTCCCCGAGAAGCTACGAGCCGAGATCAACGAGGCAGCGTCGAAATGATCGGCCGTCTCCTCAATCGCCTTCTGCGCAAGCCGCAGGCTGTTCGCCGTTATGAGGGCGCCGCCGGCGGCCGCCGCTTCGCCGGGCTTTTCGCCTTCGGCAATCCCGTTGCAGCGACCGCAGCGGCAAGCCCGATACTCCGCGGACGGCAGCGCACGATGGTTGCCAACAACCCGTGGACGGCGAACGCGGTAGAGTCGCTGAAGTCGGCGATGGTGGGAACCGGCATCAAGCCTCAGTCGCTCCATGCCGACCCCGGCATCAAGGTCAAGCAGCAGACCCTGTGGAATGCTTGGGGCGACCGCGCCGACATCGAGGGGCTATGTGACATCTACGGCTTCACGGCGCGCGCGGTCGGCGCAATGGTCACCGACGGCGAGACGTTCGTCCGGCTCGAAACTGTAGGCCGCGACCTGCGCTTGCGGCACATTCCCGCTGAACAGGTCGACGCGAACTATTCCGCCGACGTGGGTACAGGCCGCATCGTTGCTGGTGTGGAGTTCGACGCCAGCGGCACGCGCGTCGCCTATCACATCTTCCGCGACCCGCCCGGCGCGCCGTTCCCCCTGTCCGGTGCAAGCGATCGTATCAGGGTGCCGGCATCCGATATCGTGCACCTGTTCAACCCGACGTGGCCCGGCCAGGTCCGCGGCGTCTCCTCGCTGGCCACGATCCTCCTACGGCTTCACGAGCTCGACCAGCTCGAGGACGCCCAGCTTGTCCGCGTGAAGCTCGGCGCCATGCTGGCGGGCTTCATCAAAGATCCCGAAGGCAGCAACGCCGGCCTCGATGGAACGGCCAAGAATGGCATCCTAGAAAGCGGCCTGGAACCGGGCACCCTCAAGGTTCTGCCGCCGGGCGCCGACATCGCATTCAGCGAGCCCGTGGAAGTCGGCGACATTACCGGATGGCTGAAGCTGCAATTGCGCGGCATCGCTGCCGGCATCGGTATCCCCTACGAGCAACTCACCGGCGACCTGTCAGACGTAAACTATTCGTCGATCCGCGCGGGCCTCGTCGAGTTCCGTCGGCGCATCGAAGCGCTGCAGCACAACGTCATCGTGTTCCAGTTCTGCCGCCCGGTGTGGCGCCAGCTCATGCTGCTGGCGATGCTTCGTGGCGACCTGCCAAACGCCGAGACGCTCGACGCCTACTGCACCGTCAACTGGATACCGCCGGGCTGGGATTGGGTCGACCCGGAGAAAGACGCGATTGCCGACGCGCTCGCCATCGCGGCCGGACTGAAGAGTCGCCGCGAGGTCGTCGCCGCGCGAGGCTACGACATCGAACAGCTCGACGCGGATATCGCAGCCGACAAGGCCCGAGAAAAGAAGCTCGGTCTGAACTTCACCACACCCACGCAGTCTTCTCCCCAACGGCTGCAGGAGAACGCCAATGCCGCCTGACCCCGAACAACTCTCACGTCTCGCCGAGATCTTCGCGCTCCTGGCTTCGGAGCCTGGTCTCACGCAGGAGGAAGTCGGCGTCGCCCTGGCGCTGTGCACGAGCATTGCCCGGCGCGCCGATACGCTTCGCCAGCGGAACGGCCTGCCGAGCGTCATGCCAACCCGCACGGTCTACCATGCCTGACACCACCATCACGAACCGCCTCACCCGCGCGCTGGACGCCCAGCCGCGGACGCTCGACGCCGAGGCCCGCACCGTCGAGGTCACCTTCTCGACCGGTGCGGGCGTGATGCGTCGAGATTGGGAGGGAACGTTTCTCGAAGTTCTCTCCCTGCAGCCGGGCGCCGTGGACCTGTCCCGCGTACCGGGAATGCCGGTGCTCAATGCTCACCGCGCGACTGACCTCGGTAGCGTGCTCGGCGTGGTGCGCGATGCCAACGTCGACGGCAAGGCCGGCCGAGCGACGATCGCCTTCTCGCGACGCCCCGACGTCGAGCCGCTGTTCAGAGACGTGCAGGACGGCATCCTGCGCAACGTCTCTGTCGGCTACTCGGTCGACAAGTGGGCTGACAGTACAGACCCCCAAACCGGCCTGCGCATGCGAACGGCGCAGGCATGGACGCTACTCGAAATCTCGTTCGTTCCCGTCGCCGCCGATAGTGGCGCGACTGTCCGCTCAGAAGAGGAGTTCCCAATGGAACCTGCAAGCGCGGCCACCCCCGCCGCAATCCCGCCCGTAACCCGCGAGACGGTCGACGCCGAGATCCGCCGCATCGGCGCAGTCGCCGGACTCGATGACGCCTTCGCCTCCGGCCTGATCATCAGCCAGGCCACCGTCGAACAGGCGCGCGCCGCGGCCTTCACCGCCATGGAGAAGCGAGGCGGCGGCCCGATCCGCACTGCCACCGTCGAGCCGGGTTTCTCCAATGACGACCCTGCCGTGGTCATCGAGCGCATGGCCGAGGCTATCGCCTGTCGCACCGGGCACGGCCGCCCGACCGACGCGGCAAAGCCCTATATGAACCGCCGCCTGGTCGACATGGCCGGCGAGCTGCTGACCCGACGCGGCGAGCGCGGCGTCTCGATGATGTCACCCGACACCATCCTGCAGCGCGCGGCGCACACCACCAGCGACTTCTCCACGCTCCTCACCGCGACGGGCAACCGCGTTCTCTTGCCGGCCTTCGAAGCCGCAGCGTCACCGCTGAAGGCGCTGGCCCGACCGACCACCATTGCCGACTTCCGCTCGAAGACGTCGATCCGACTCGGCGAAATGGAAGGCGGATTGGTCAAGGTGAAGGAAACCGGCGAGATCACCTCGACGACCCGCAGCGAAGCGAAGGAAGCGTACAGCCTCTCGACCTTCGCCCGCATCTTCTCCCTCAGCCGCAACGCCATGATCAACGACGACCTCGGCGCCTTCGCCGACTGGTCCGCCGCGATGGGGCGCGCCGCAGCGGAGACCGAGGCCCGGGAGTTGGTCACCCTGTTCACGGCCAACAGCGGGCTGGGTCCGACGATGGACGATACCCACACGCTGTTCCATTCGACGCATAGCAACGTCGCCGGCAGCGGTGGCGCGATCGCCGTCGGCACTCTCGGCGCTGGACGGCAGGCCATGCGCGATCAAGTCGGCTTGGCGGGCGAGCCCATCAATGTCGTGCCGAAGTTCCTGCTGGTATCGTCGGCCAAGGAGACGCTGGCCGAACAGGTGCTCGCCACTCTCTACGCCGCGACGATCGCCGACGTGAACCCGTTCTCTGGCAGGCTCTCCCTCGCCGTGGAGCCGCGGCTCAGCGGCAACCCCTGGTACCTCTTCGCCGACCCCGGCCAGGCGCCGGTGCTCGAATACGCCTACCTCACGTCGGCGCCCGGCCCGCAGCTCGCAATGCGCGAGGGCTGGGACGTGCTCGGTTCCGAGTTCCGGTGCGTGCTCGACTTCGGGTGTGGCGTCGTCGACTACCGCGGCGTCTATCGCAACGCGGGCGCCTGATCCCCTCTACTGGAAAGGAATAGACCATGAAGAACTTCGTGCACCGCGGCGACGTCATCGATGTTGTCGCAGGAGGGACTATCTCGGCCGGCGATTTCATCGTCTCCGGCCGGCTCTGCGGCGTCGCGGCCTGCGATGCGGAGAGCGGAGACACCTACGCCTTGCATCGTGTCGGCGTCTTCACCTTGCCCAAGACGACGAGCGAGGCGTGGACCCTTGGCCAGCAGCTCTACTGGAACAGCTCGACCTCGAAGCTCACGACCGACAGCTCGAAGGGCATCGTCGCGGCAGTGGCCGCTGCCGCCGCCGACTCGGCCGACACCACCGGGGACGCCTTGATTGGCTCTCCGGAAAGCGGGCTGCGGTTCGCTGCCGGTCAGGTGACGACGGCGACCGCGATCGACACGGTGGTCACCGGCTTGACGACGGTGGTCGCCTGCGGCGCGAGCCTCGATGACAGCCCGGGTGACGATCCCATGCTCGCCACTGCCAGCAAGGGCGACCAGGCCGGCACGCCCGCCGCAGGCTCGATCCTGGTCAAGACCTGGAAGAACACCGGCGGCACCGACCCCACGCCCGCCGCCGCCTCGACCTTCTCGAAGAAGGTCAACTGGTGGGCGGCCGGGGTCTGACATGGCGTCGCTGACCGTCCTGCAGGCCAGGCTCGACAAACTTAGGAGCATCCGCGCCAAGGGTGTGCGGGAGTTCGAGATCATGAGCGGCAACGGCAGCATGCGCCGCATCAGCTACAGCAGCGACGCCGACATCGCTGCTGCGATCCAGGATCTCGAGCGGCAGATCGCCAGCATGTCGAGCGGGGGTCGCGTCAACAGCGTCGTGTTTCGCACCACCAAGGGGTTGTGAATGTCTGGCTTTATCATCGAGGCTACGGCCGCGATATTTACCACCGCCTTCGCGGCCACGACTCTGGGCAAAGTTGTGAGCTTCGTTATCGCCTTCGCGATCTCGAGCGCGCTGTCGTTCGTCGCGACGATGTTGCTTTTCCGCCACCAAGGGAAATGATTATGTCCGGTTTCATCATCGAGCCTCTGACAGCTCGCCGTCCGGCCGCTCCGGCGCTGCCGAAGGCACCGGAGCCAGGGGCTTTCAAGGTCCGGACCCTGGACCTTGCTCCGGCCTCCCCTATAGGCCCGGCGGCGCCGCAGAATTGGTGGCGGCGCCTTCTTTGGCCGACGCTGCCGCCGGCGCAGTTGGCCGCGATCGAGAAAGAGCTGGGGCCGTGGAAGCCGATTTTGGCTCCCTACGATTTTTTTCGAGCCGGGCAATACTGGATTCCGCTTCGGGCGATGTGCCCGATCTTCTTCGTGGCCTTCGTGCAGTTCACGATGCTGCCTGCGCCGACAGACATCGCCCTGATGCGGCGTGTTGTCGAGAACTCGATGAGCTGCAAGGACTGCCGGGCGGTCGCGGCCGTCCAGCCTTCGCGCCAACGGACGGTCGTCCGGGCGGAACCAGTAAGCACGGTTCTAATAACCCTGCCCCTTCTCGGTGAAGTGGCGCTGCCGGGGGTGGTGGTCAGTTCCTTCTGACCTCCTCCCCCGCGAGAAAGACATGGCGCGCCAAGTTGCCCTTCCGCCCACGCTCACGCCCCGGCTCATCGGCCGGGAGGCGGCGGCCGCCTACATCTCGGTCTCGCCCGGCTTGTTCGACAGGATGGTCGAGGACGGTACGATGCCTCGCCCGAGGTTGCTCGGCGGCCGACGGAAGGGCTGGGATGTCCGCGAGCTCGACGTTGCGGTCGACCGTCTCCCGGTCGAGCCCGGCGGCGAGGATGACACTTGGGCGGATGTAGATGGCACGCAGGCTTCCGCTCTACGTTGAGCGCAACTTCGTCAAGGGTCACACCTACCTTTCGTTCAGGAAGGGCAAGGGTCCGCGCATCCGCCTGCCGAGCGACCCGACGAGCGATGAATTCATGGTCGCTTATCAGGCTGCGCTGGCGGGCCAACCGGTGCCGGACCAACGGGCCAAGGTTACGCGCGCGGCTCCCGGCTCGATCGCCGCGCTCATCGGCAGTTACAAGGCGAGCCTCGACTACACCGGCCTTAGGGACACGACGAAGGCGGCCTACAACACCCGCCTCGAGACGCTGCGCAACGAGCATGGCCACCGCACGGTCGCCGGCCTGTCGCGCGAGCGCATCAACCTCGCCATCTTGCAGCCCTTCGCCGGCGCCGCGCTCGACACGTTGAAGAAACTGCGCATCCTGATCCGGCACGCCATCAACATCGGCATGCTGAAGCACGATCCGTCGCTCGGCATCAAGCGGCCGAAGATCCAGCGCATCCGGTCGTGGACCGACGATGAAATCACGGCGTACAGGGCGAAGTGGCCGCTGGGCAGCAAGCAGCGGACGGCGTTCGAGTTGTTCATCTGCACCGGCCAGCGGCGCAGCGATGTCTTCCGCATGGCGTGGTCGCACATCACCCCCCAGAACGAGTTGAAGGTGGTGCAGCAGAAGACCGGCCGCCCGCTGCTGATACCCTTGCACCGCGACCTTGTTACCGCCTTGGCCGCAGTGCGCCGCGAGCACGTCGCCATCCTTACGACGGCCTACGGGAAACCGTTCACCGTCGACGGGTTTTCGCAATGGATGCGTGACTCAATCAGAGATGCAGGCCTGCCCCTGGAGTGTCAGCCCCACGGCTTGCGCAAGGCCGCTGGCAGGTTGCTGGCTGAGGCCGGCTGCTCGACCAAGATGGTCATGGCGATACTGGGCCACACGACCCTGGCAGAGGCCGAGCGATACACCGAGGACGCCGAACAGGCCGGGCTGGCGCGAGATGCAGTCATCCGCCTTGAAGGACACAAGGCGAACAAGTTTCCCCAAACCGTCCCTCCGAGTTTGGGGAAAGGTCGAAAAAAGAAAGGAAAATCAACGTGATGCAGTTGGCGCTGGCGCTCCCTACGGGATTCGAACCCGTGTTTCAGCCTTGAGAGGGCCGCGTCCTAGGCCTCTAGACGAAGGGAGCGGAGGCCGGAGGCGACTGATAGTCGATAGGCCTGGAGCGCGCAACCCACAACAGCGAAGTAACCTCCGCCGTTGTGGCACGTTCCAGCCGCGAGATCGCGTCCGCCAAGCGCGG